GCGAGTCTGTTCTGGTGGCGCGCGATGGTGACGTGTACGGCAACCGCTGGCGCGACGCGCGTCCTGCGCCTGGGACGGGTGACGTCACGCCCTGGATCGACCATTGCCGCACGCTGCTGCCGGACGATGACGAGCGCGAGCATATATGGGATGTCATGGCGTACAAAGTGCAGCACGCCGACGTGAAGATAAACCACGCCGTGCTGCACGGCGGCGATCAAGGTTGTGGCAAGGATACGCTCTGGGCGCCGTTCCTCTGGGCCGTGTGCGGTCCCGGGCTCAAGAATCGCGGTCTGATGGATAACGACACGCTCAATTCGCAGTGGGGGTACCAGCTGGAAAGCGAGGTGCTGATCATCAACGAATTGCGCGAGCCCGAGGCGCGTGAGCGCCGGGCGCTCGCGAACCGACTGAAGCCGCTGATCGCTGCGCCGCCCGAGCTGCTCGTGGTGAACCGAAAAGGCCTCTCGCCTTACGATATGGTCAATCGGATGTTCGTGCTCGCGTTCACGAATGATCCCGTGCCGATCACGATAGACTCGCAGGATCGGCGCTGGTTCTGTGTCTGGTCGTCCGCGCCTCGGATGCGCGCGGACGATGCGCGGTCGCTGTGGGATTGGTACAAGTCGGGCGGGTTCGAGGCGGTGGCGGGCTGGCTACACCGCCGAGACGTGTCGAAGTTCAATCCGGCGGGAACGCCACGATGGACCGAATTCAAGGCGTCGCTGATCGAGCAAGGTATGTCGGTCGCGGAGTCCTACCTAGTCGATATGCTGCGCGGTCGACGGGGCGAGTTTGCGAAAGGCGTGATCGGCTCGCCGTTCCACGCGCTGTGTGACCGCCTGGCGGGCGCTGTGCCGTCCGGCGTGAAGGTGCCGCAGGCTGCCCTACTGCACGCGGTGAAAGAGGCTGGCTGGGTCGATTTAGGGCGGGTAGCGTCGTCGGACTTGCCGACGAAGAAGCATCTGTTCTGCGCGCCGGAAATGGCGCAGATGAACAAGTCGGACCTGCGGCGCCTCGTCGAGGAAACGCCGCCGGTCCGCTTGGCGTCGGTCAGGTAAGGGTTTGCCAGACCGGGTGAGTCGGCATAGCGTCAACATCTCCTCTCTGCGGCATTACCCACGCGCCGACCTCCCCATCGGCGTCGAGCTGCGCGTAACCGACGCCGTTGCCGCCTGGGCGCAGCATGGTCGGCGCTATGCGCTTGCCTTGGATCATCTGCGCGGCAGCGTCGACGCGAGCGTGAAATTTAGGGTGAAAAAACGCGATATCAGGGCTCGGTCGGTACTTGATGACGCGCCGCCAGTCTGGATAGCGCCCGTCGACCTCGACCGCGTTGATGTTATCGAACCGCATGGCGTCGAGGTCAAAATCGATCGGTTTGCGCTTATTCTTCGCGATCAGGTCCGCGACCTCGCCCGCGATGATGTACTGACGCACGGGGTGCGGTGTCGCGTCGATCCGCGCGACTGCGATAGCGTGGCCGTCCGTCCCGACCAGAAACACGCCTTCCGCGCCCGCGTCGACTAGGACGCCGTTCAGGTAATAGCGGACGTCCGAATTCGCTGCGAACGAGTTAACTGCCGAGAAAACGCCTTCTTTGATGATCATCTTATTCTCCCAAATATTCTCGCGCCCATGCGCGGTTTTGTGCGTCTTGAATGTCCAACTGCCGCTCGAGCCCGATCAGTAGGATCGCGCCCATGATGACGCCAAGCAATCCGACTATGGCGTATTCCATCAACGTCCGCGCGACGGCGCGGCGTCGGCGCGCGCGGAGCCTGCGTTCGGTGCTGGTCATCGTCGCGTCCCCCAGTGATACCAGCGACCGATCTCATCCCAATCGACGAAATCGAGTGCCTCGCGGATAAACGCGCGCGTTGCGTCGCGGTCGAAGTAGATTTCGTCTTCGACGAACTCACGCAAGTCGTCCCATGACGGGTCAACGTCGACGCCTTCTAGAAATCGCCGGAATACCCAATCGGTCATGTGCTCTTTCATGCTGCGTCCTCCCCGCTCAGGTAGCGCAGGTGTTGCTCGGTAGCGTGGTCGCCTACCGCGCCCGCGTACCGCCAGCCTATGACGTCGGTGTTAGGCATACGTCCGTATACGTGAATCTCGCCCGTTGACGTGATCCGGTACTGGCGCGCGCCGTACAGTTCGCGAAGGATTTTTCGGATTTCGGGGATAGTCATGCTGCGCTCCTTACTGCGGTCAGTTGATAAGGCTTCTGCCACGTGCCGACGTTTATTTCGACGTAGTACGCGGTATCGAAATAGTCCGTCACCATGTCGGTGCGGTCATACCAGCCCGCAGACTGCAGCGCTGCCATAGCATCGGTCAGGAATGCCAACGCATCACCCGTGAAATGGTCGCGGTACCAGTAGGGATTCACGCTGATATACCCCCCGCGCGTGTTCGCGCTGGTCTGCGCGAGGAAGTCTATAGCGCCGCTGCGGATGTTCAGCACGATGGTGCGCCCCATGCTGACGGCTAGCGTTGCCTTGACTCCGTAGCGCGCGAGTACCGGCTTCAGGTTCTGCGCGATGGTTGCCTTTGCTTCTTTCGATACGTATGCCATGACTTGATCCTCGTTTACTGTGGTGAATCTTAGTGTAAGGGTATGCTTTACGCTATGCAAGCCCGTTCGATGATGGCGGTCACCGATCCGTCGTGCAGCGTGACCGTGTACGCGCCCGCTCCATTGCGCGCGTAAGTCCACACGGTCTTGTAGGTGCGCGGTTGCTTGCGATACGCGCGCAGTTTGTTGGCGAGTTCTGCGCGGCTCATGATCGTGCGGCGCTGCGGCTCATCTGCGAAGCGGAACGTGTAGGTCGCTTTCATGCTGGCGTGCTCCGGTTTAAGTAGGTGCAAGGAATACTAGTGCATTCGGCGGTAGGCTGCAAGCGTTTTCTTTACTGGGTCATGGTTGGGTCATGGTTAGGTCATGGATTTCGGCGCGATGACCTATGACAAGGTGTTGTGGCGTTTAGCTTTTTCCGTGGTTAGGTCATTTGGGTTATTGATGTTTGATTTAATAAGCCTATGTAGAGGTGTACGAACTGAAAACGTGTTTTCAAATGACCCAAATGACCCAAATGACCCAGCCTCGTCACCCCGCGTCGTTAGCCCGCGTCACCAAGCAAATACTGTATGCCTGTCCAGTACTGTATAAAACCTGTATGCCTGTACAGTCCGCATACAGTACTGTATAAAACCTGTACGCTTGTACAGTTCGCATACAGTACTGGCTATTCGTACAGTGTTACCTGGCGGTACGGCTCGACGTCGCGCAAGATATCCGCGCGCCCCTGTTGACAGGTGCAAGGCAATGCGTTACGCTATGCGGTATGCTGAGAGCTCGAGCCGAGCGCCTGGCGGCAGGGGGTACCCCCCTCGAAGCGGTCGACGTCGATTTCGTTTACGTAGGGTCCACACAAAATTTTTTTTTTTCTCTGCAAAACACTGTAAAACTATCCCTAACATTGCAATTTTCTGCGACGCAACTAAACTGTCCGGCATGTTCAAGAGTCTTCCTCTCAGCATCCGCGAAGTGCGCGCCACCGAAGTGGTGCTGGAGCGCATCTACCAGGCGGCGTATCTGGGCTTAAAGGGCGACTCGTTGGCACTGAACGCGGGACTGTTACCCGCTGAGTACAATCGTCTAAAAGAACTCGATCAAACCGCAGAGCTGGCGGAATTGAAGGGACGCGCCGACGCCGAGCGCGCCGCCAGTGAAGTGTTGTACAACGCAGCACAGTCGGGCGACGCAAAAGCGGCGCTGTCGATCTTGCAACACGCACATGGGTGGGTAGCGAAGCAAGCTATCTCCGTCGAAGTGGATCAGCGCATCAGCGTGATCGGCGCGCTAAGGGCGGCAGAGGAGCGCGTCATTAATGCAGAAACCCATCTACTCACCGGAAGATGAACAGCTCCTGATGTCGCGGGTCTGGTCCGTTGACATCAAAGACGACCCTGAGAAGTTCGTACTGTTCTCGTTCCCGTGGGGGCAGCCGAACACGCCGTTGGCGGCGTATAAGGGCCCGCGCCAATGGCAGCGCCAGGTTCTGCGCGATATTGCGAACCACATTATACGCAATAAAGGCCAGCTACAGATGGAGACGCTGCGCGAAGCCGTGGCGTCAGGGCGCGGAATTGGCAAGTCGGCGCTGGTGAGCTGGCTCATTCTGTGGATGCTGTCGACCCGCATTGGCTCGAGCGTCATTGTGAGCGCGAACTCAGAGTCGCAGTTGCGCTCCGTGACGTGGGGCGAGCTGACCAAGTGGTCGACGATGATCGTCAACGCCCACTGGTGGGAGATCTCCGCGACCAAGCTGATGCCCGCCAAGTGGCTAACGGACCTCGTGGAGCGCGACCTGAAGAAAGGGACGCGCTATTGGGCGGCGGAGGGCAAGTTGTGGTCTGAGGAGAACCCGGACAGCTACGCGGGCGTCCACAACCACGACGGCATGATGCTGATCTTCGACGAGGCGAGCGGTATTCCTGACCCTATATGGTCCGTCGGCGCGGGCTTCTTTACGGAAAACATCCTCGATCGGTACTGGTTCGCGTTCAGTAACCCTCGCCGAGGGTCTGGGTACTTCTTCGAGTGCTTTCACGCCAAGCGTAGCTTCTGGTCGACGCGTCAGGTGGACGCCAGAACGGTCGAGGACACGGACAAGCTGGTCTACCAGCAGATCATCGACGAGTACGGCGAAGACTCCTCACAAGCCCGCGTAGAGGTCTACGGGGAGTTTCCGAGCGCGAACGATGATCAGTTCATACCGCCCTCTGTGGTCGTTGACGCGGTGCTGAGACCCCGCTACAAGGACAGCAGCGCGCCGATCATACTGGGCGTCGACCCGGCACGGGGCGGTGCGGACTCGACGGTGATCGCCGTGCGGCAAGGGCGTGACCTTGTGACGCTGCGGCGTTACCAGGGCGAGGACACGATGACGATCGTGGGGCGCGTCATTGAGGCCATAGAGGAGTTCAGACCCGCGCTGGTGGCGCTGGACGAGGGCGGGCTCGGGTACGGCATCCTGGACCGGCTGCATGAGCAGCAGTACAAGATCGTGCGCGGGGTCAACTTCGGGTGGAAGGCGAAGAACCCGATCATGTACGGGAACAAGCGCGCGGAACTCTGGGGCGCGATGAAGGACTGGCTCAAAACGGCGTCGATACCGGACGACAAGGCGCTGAAGATGGACCTCAGCGGACCTATCATGAAGCCTAACTCATCAGGTACAATTTTCCTTGAAGGCAAAAAGGAGATGAAAGCCCGAGGGCTGGCGTCGCCAGATGCTGCCGACGCACTGGCAGTGACCTTTGCGTTCCCTGTAGCGTGCCTGCCAAGCGCTAAGGTGGCCCCTATACCGATAGCTAACCGATGGTGACCGCATGGTCCGTATGACAAAGAGCGAGCGGCTCGATAAGGTCCATCAGAACGCGATGTCGCAGTTCGATGACATCCAGTCAGCGGTGCGCGACGAGCGGCTGCAATGCTTGCAGGACCGTCGGTTCTACTCGATAGCCGGCGCGCAGTGGGAAGGCCCGCTCGGTTACCAGTTCGAGAACAAGCCGCGCTTTGAGGTCAACAAGGTTCACCTCGCGGTCATCCGCATCATCAACGAATACCGAAACTCGCGCGTCACCGTTGACTTTGTTGCTAAGGACGGCGCCATCAACGACCGTCTTGCCGACACGTGCGACATGCTCTTCCGCGCAGACGAGCAGGATAGCGTCGCAAACGAGGCGTACGACAACGCCTTCGAGGAGGCGGTCGGCGGCGGCTTCGGCGCCTGGCGGCTGCGGACGTGCTACGAGGACGAGTACGACCCCGAGAACGAGCACCAGCGCATTATGATCGAGCCGATCTATGACGCTGACTCGTCTGTTTTCTTCGACCTCGACTCCAAGCGCCAGGACAAGGCGGACGCCAAACACTGCTTCGTCGTGTCCTCCATGGCGCGCAAGGCGTACAAGGCGCAATACGGCGATAGTCCGTCCGACTGGCCGAAGGAGATCCAGCAGACGGAGTTCGACTGGGATACGCCCGATGTGGTGTATGTCGCCGAATACTACGTCGTCGAGGAGGTGTCCGAGCTGCTGCGCATGTGGCGCGACATCGGCGGCAACGAGGAGCGCTACAC